TTAGTCTCTTTGGTAGGCCCTGTGGCATGGACTTAATTTGCATGCGCTCCTCGTTGCACATAATCATATGCTGTGCAAAGAGCTTTACTGTAAATGAGGTGGCACCGGCGCCGATGCCCGTGAGCTTTCCATATGTGAGCTTTATCTTTACCGATTGGTGCGGTGCAGCGGCCATAGGATATCCATCCTCTGTTTGGTCGGTATATTTAGCGAGAGCTGGTCCAAGAGTCTTAGAAAGACTTGGAAGAGGGACATAGCATACAGCCGACGTGGAGAGGGTGGTGTTGCCAGAGAGCGCACCTGTGACATTACTAACCCCACTTGTGAATCCATTTGCCTGGAGTGCGAAGCGATCGTATGCCCCAGTGGATAGCTCAGTATTTAAGACAGCTAATGTATCAGAATGTTCTAAAGTTTGCCAAATCTGAGTACCAACCTGAAACTCGACGCGATCGATAATATTTGACAGGCCGAAATTATTGACGGCGCCAGTTCCGGAGACGACTACCTCAGCGTACATATCACCGAGACAATCGATATCATTATTGACTGTGAAGATTTGCGAGCTGCCTTCCGCTGCCGAACCTCCTCCGCTGGTGGGGATCTCAAGGACGGAGTTGCCGTATAGTAGCTGACGAGTAGTATCATTCTTGTTCCAGAAGACAGACATTACATCTCCCTCATCATCGTGGACCTTGTTAGTAACAGCAAGACCCTGGGTCCCACTTCCGTTAAACGCAGCATGAGCAGCAACAGCACCAGACATTTCTTTTATTATATAGAATAGAAAATAAAATAAAATTAATTACGAACAATTAAATTAATTTTATTTTTTATAATTGTATATTTACTTATAAGATTATTATAATTAATTAGCTGGCGAAAGAAATAGTTCCACCAACTGTAGTTTGTACTTGTGTACCGCACGCTACCACAGCGAGTTTTACTCTTGGAGCCGTTGCGAGCTCGGCATCATGTTTTGCAGAGGTAAATGGTCCGTTGGTCATGGGATATGATTCGTCACAATTTAAAATTAATTTTTTATTACCTAATCTGGAAAACGGTACTCCGGCTGTACTAAATGCAGAATCTGCTATAGGTATGAGATAAACCGGGAAATTATTAGATTTCAAACCAAATAATTCGTTACTATTTAACATTTGTGTGGCGGGTATTTTACCTGTTCTATCGCTCCCGATTACTAATTCTGCGGAGACCAACCAATCGGATAAAACGCCTCTCATATTTGCGCCCGTGTCCGTGCATAATTTATTCTTATTAGCAATTGTATATCCACTAAAACTAAATAATTCGGCCTGGGGAATTAACATGCGAGTGTTGGCTCCCACAGGTGGCCATTCAATGTCCGAATCATAACCGGCTCCTGAAGAATGCAACACGCCTTCATTTGTATGATTTGCCGCAAATGCTGCTACGAGTATATGCGAAACGTTTATATCAACGCTTGATAAATCCATAGTAATAGTCCATTCGCCAAGGTTTGCTTGCGTGACGGCGGTGGCCACGCCGACGCCGACTGTACTGTTCTGGTTGTTCAGCAAAGCGGCGGTGTATATTGAGTTCCCATTTCTAGGGGCTAAGTTGTGTGCGGCCTTAGTTTCGCCAGTGGTTATTTCTCTAACAACACTCTGAGAAGTGTTAACTATTCTATTAATAATATTTCCGCTTATGAAATTTTTTTCAGTCTCTGTAATAATATGATTTCTAACAGTTAAATATGTTTTAAAATTAGTTATGTTTTGAAAGCCGCTGAGTCTTATAAGACTATAGAGCCCATATTTCGACCCCCCTTGTTCTGCTGGAGTATTTGGTTCTATCTTATTATAATACACCCTAACAGTTAAACTATTAGTTATTGCACCAGCTTGTAAAAACGAATGTCTCATATTATTAGTTCTCCCTGTAAAAGGAATTGATACAGTTCCTCTATATTTTGCTCCGTCTGCATGTACAATCAACGGAGAATTGTCTGGACTAAGTACATTTGACATAGAATCTATCTCAGAAGATTGCTTTGGGAGGGTGGCGAGGGTGGAGGTTGTGCCGGCATTGGCCTTTATCCAAGTATTCCTTAGTCCAGACGAGGGAGCTCCATTTATACTACTAGAATATGCCTGATTTAATTCTGTTAAATTTCTCATAAAAATTTCTTCTGGTTTAATAGTTTGAACAGTTAGACCTCCCATTTTAATTTCTACTTTGTTTATAAAAGATAATATAAAGTCTTTTGCTACGAGCGCGAGCACACCGCCGGCCTCGATGGTCTGAAGAATATTAAATTCTACCGTTAAATCAATTGAACTTATTGCATCTATATCACTATCGATGCTAAAAGAATCCTGGTTGGTGCCGGTATTAGACGACGATGTTCGGGGTATAGTTGTCAATGATCCGGGTATAATAGTTTCGCCGGTTCCATTGATGTATTCTGTTGTACACTTAGTTAAAAATTGAGATTCAATTAATTTTGTATCGTCTGCAGTATTTGCCCTACAAACAGATTGTGCACCACTCGAATTAAATGTTTTAATGGCAGCATTACTCACACCCATGTTTTAATATTTACAATATAAATATATTTTTTTTTAAACGTTTAATAATTTTATTAATTTTATTATTAAACTTTTAAAATGGATAAGTTCGGGTGTTCAATAAAAGACCTACAAGACGCTCAAGTTCCGGATAATGTTGGTAACGTGTTCGGACGTACGGGAAACAGTGCGAGCCGGGGCGGCGACAACGACAATGACAATGACGTCGACATCGTCAAGGACACTGGCACAGGGAAACGCTCACATGTTGAGAATACAGGCGTAGGTAAAAGTACATCGACGAGCGTAAAAGATATAGTCGCAGATACATTTTTAAATAAATTAAAGGAAGACCGAAGCATCAAAATTATCATCACTGTATTAATATTGTACCTGTTATTGAATTCAGGTCAAGTTAGTGAAATGATATATAATACCTTTCCGTACCTAATGACTTCCTCGAAAGAAAGTAATTTATTTGGTAAAATAATTATAGCATTAATCATGGGAATTTCAACTGTGATATCTATTTCTTTTTATCCGGACCCTTAAATTTTGGCTTACCGGTTATACTATTTTCGAGTTTTTCGAGTAGGTTTGGGATACTAAAGTCCTTGACCTCCTGTATATCTTTTGATTTAGGTCTCTTCCACCCGAGAGAACTCTCTAATGAAGTTGTTATCGAAATATATTCAGAATTAAACTCTCTACACCCTCCGTGCTCCCCGTGACGTTCAGATCTACATTTTTGGCAAAATCCAAATGGAGACAGCTTAAAAAAGATGTGGTTGCTTGTATGAAAGCCGCATATATTCTGACAGTATTTAGATTTAGAATCGATGATGTACATTTCTTTTCCTTTAACTTTCAGTACATGTCTTATATCATCTACTCTATATCCAGATACGTAATTCCTGAAGAATTTTTCGATGGATAAGTATTCTTGACTAGACTTTTTAATTCGGTCAAACCCTCCATTTTCTGTATACGTATCTTCTTCTGTCTCTTCATATTCATTTAAATTTGTGTACTTAGTTAATTCTGTACAGTTGGTTCTTATACTGGTGTCTTTTACAGATTTTAAGACGTCAGATTTGTATAAGTTTATCAATTCTTCGTTTGAGTCTAGTCCTATGTAAACAAATTTAATTTCGTACACTCGGTTCTCGTACGTTTTTACACCGTCCGCCGTGGTGCACTTATCCGAACCTATCAATCTGAGACCATTCTGATCGTAAACGCATTTGTCAACTATCTTATCCCATGAATCATAAAAATCCTCGTGCTTTCCGAATATAGTAGTCAATTTAATAACTATATTCTTTCTTATGCTATTTGCAACATGCTTGTCTACGAAAATTTCTGGCCAATGAAGATGGTAGCCCTGTTTTATATAATCAGTATCGTTGCGCTTAATTATTTTATTTTTATCTGCGCCTGTTACTATGCATTTTAATTCTGATTGATAGATACTTTCCATTGTTTCTTGGATGCTTTTTATGTATGGATGAATGTCTATTTCGGTCTTTGATAGAATATCAAAGTCTATAAAAAATAAAAAGATGTCTGTTTTTCTCTCTACTATGCAATTTTTACACTTGATGTTTTTGGCATACATCTCCTGAAATACATCATAATTAGAAGTTAGGTCTATTTTCCCCCCGTCTAGCATAAAATGAGTTGTCGTTTGAACGTTCGAATCCTTGACAATTTTCCCACATGAATATAGCCATGTCAACAGGTTATTATCCATTGCCGCGTTTGTATTAATGTATTGTATTAATGTATACCTCTAAATTATTTCTAAGCCTTAAATTTTAAAGTAATTTTGTGATTGTTCGTGTATACCCCTTTTACTGCACTCGGAGATAAGACACATCGTTTGCCCTTCTTTTTATTAATTAATGTATTATTCATATCAGAATCTATCAATTTAATATTACTCAATGCGTATTCTAATATCCTATTTTCTATAAACCACCTAAAAAAATTAAGCTGCCCAACAGTTGTTACTATAGAATCTTCATTTGTGATAATATCATCTGAATATTCTGTCCATTTTAAAGTAGTTGTATTTATTATCAACCTCTTTTGTCTACAAAATGGGTCAAAAAATTTCTTAGAATAAGCTTTTAACTGATTTTTATAATCAAGATATATATTAAAATAATAAACGTCATTGTTAGAATTATTTAGTGGGTAAATTATGTTATATTTCTTAGAATAATTTGTTA